GTTCATTGGTAATATTTATGGTGTGGATTACTTTACTATGCGCGATGTTGATACGTCAACCACATATAGAGTCTCTTCATCAAGTATTAAACAACAGAGGGAGAGAAGTATCAAAAATTCTATTATGGATAACGTTAAGAAACTTGGTCAAGCGCTTCACGAAGAGATCAAATCGTTCTTTGAACAAGATCCGAAAATTATAGCATTGAAGATGTTTAAAGTTGGTGCTGCACTAGTTTTAAGCGTTTTAGCTAAAATTGCTATTCGCAAAGTGGTGAACAAAGCTATATCCAAGTTCAAGGATTGGAGAGCGCACAGGAAGGAGAAGAACGGAGATATAGAACTTGAAGGAGAACACCGAGAGTTGATGAAAATTCTTAACAAAAGAAAAAAATCTCAAACCACAATCTCACGAACACAAGCACTCAGCTAAAAGGATCATTATAAGGAAGAGTAACCAAGTAAATCCTCAAATATACACTATGAACAACGCCGATTTAGAGAATGTTGTCAAATGCAATATGGCTCGATTGTTCTGCCTAGTGAATGGTGAGAAATTGAGCATTGGGGGCAATGTATTATGTATAGGAGGAGATGTTTTTGTTTCACCGCGCCATTATTGGCATATATTCAAACAATACTATCAACAGTGTAAGGAGTTATCTATAAGCTTTGAGCTTAGAATGATATGGACTTCAGGCCTAATAACTCCTATTCCATGGGATTCACTCTTGTGGTACGAACCTGAATATCAACACACTGGAGACATAACGTATTTTCGAGTCAAGAAGATGATGGCTCATAGAGACATAAGAAAATTCTTTCGTCCTGTTTCTCAGGACATTTCTACATATGGATCGTATCTATTCGGACTGAGGTCAGAAAAGACGGATACTAATGGGAAGCCAACAACGGCTTTATTGGATATTGGTCAACCAGTTATTCGCTCAGTACGATATCAGACAACTCCAGAAGGGGAAACACCTATGGGAATTCCATATAAAAAAGAATTTGTAGAGATCGAACAGATTTGGACCTACGATAACAGTATGACTCACACAGGCGACTGTGGAATGCTACTCATACACACAGATGAGACTGTGCCAGCCAAGATTTATGGAATGCATGTTGCAGGAATAGTGTCGAAACGATATGGATTTTCTTGCCGCATATATCGTGAAGATATAGACGAGGCGCGAGAATATTTTATGACACAATCCGAAGAGAAAGTTATACCCATGTTGGAGTTTGGTAGTAGATATATCGCTTATGACAAAGTACCGCAGTCACGGGTTTTTAGCGATCTCAAAGACGCTAAGATAGAAGTGCTGGGAACACTACAGAGGGAAAATGGCCAACGTTTGACACTTACATCACCACGTAAAAATAAGGTGTCACCATCCGTTGTTTTCGACGCAATGGAACACGATTTCGGACCAACAAAATATGGACCGTCTGCACTTAGTCCGTTTATTGACGATAAAGGTAATATGATAAGACCTTATTCACAGGCATTGTCTAAATTGTGTAATTACACAAGTATGATAGATCAACAGCGAGAAGACAAGGTGGTTCAACATATTGTTGACACAATGGAAGAATGGAAATCACCAGTTGAGAGACGTTTGCTGAGCGATTTTGAAGCAGTAAATGGAAATTTATGGATGAATCCGGTTGATATGTCAACTTCTCCGGGGTTTCCGTATGTGTCCATGCGAACTGGAGGCAAATTGCCTTGGTTCGATTGTTCAATAGATTCAAACGGTCGCAAAGTTTATACACCCGGAGAATTTGTGCAAGCAGAGGTTAACGATAGAGTGGAGAAGGCAAGACAAGGAATTTGTAAAGAAACATATTTCATTGCCACTCTCAAGGATGAACTACGGCCTTTAGCAAAAGTCATGGAGGGAAAGACACGACTTTTTCAAAATGGGCCCGTCGATTTAACGATAGCTTTCCGAAAATATTTTGGAGCATGGATCGAACATGGTCATTATCAGGGCACTACTAGAGAGATGTTTCAAGGTGCTGATCCTAATAGTTACGATTGGACCATGATCTTTCGATACATGGATGAAGTCAAGGGCAAAATACGCGCTGGGGATTATAAGAATTATGATTCGACAGCAAGTTTTCAGTCAGGAATGTCGTATGCCAAAGCTGCTAATGCATGGTATCGAGATTCAGAAGAGAACCAGCGTATACGTTATGTATTGATGGCTACGTGTGTCTTCAGTACACAGATTGTAGAGGATATTATCATA